ATCAACAGGTTGGTGGATTTGGTCAAGTACCGGGAGTCCCTTCAGGAGCTATGGCAGGAGGAGCGGTTCCGTCCGGTGTTGGCTTATCTTAGTATGTGCCGACAAGGAGCTTATGAGAAGATTTGTGGTATAGACTTCTCTAAGCCGGCAGAGGATGTGAAGATTCAAACTGCTAACGGTGTGCAGCTTTTACAAACTTATACATCGTTACTTGAGCTGCCGAGTATGCTCAAGTCTTTGGAAGAGCAGCAAGTAAAGAATGAACAGGCTAAGATAGCTCTGGTGAACAATCAAGAAGGAGGTAAGCTCTAATGGCAAGGTTTCCGTGGCAGAAAGCAGAAGCGCAGGAAGGACAAGCAGAGTTTACTTTTCCTGATGAGTTGGCGAAGCAGATCAAAGATGGTGCCGAAGCGGCAGGAAAGGTTTCAAAGCTTGAAGAAGCTATCAATAGTATGAAAGATATTATGGTAGCTGACAAGACTGAACGTGAGACTGCACGTAGAGCCGCAGAAGAAGTAGCGAGAAGAGTTAAAACTCAAGAAACCTCCGAGCAAACTGAAGAACAGATTGCAGAGTTGATTCTTACTGATCCTGCTGCTGCGATAAGACTTGCTACTCAAGGACAGACTCAGGCTATCAAAGCAGTTCATGCTGATGCTGTAAGACGTGAGGTGTTTGAAGATCAGGATAAGTTCAAATACTACACCGGCGATGTTAAAACACAAGTTGATGCTTTGCTGGCTCAGCAAAGTGTAGATTTCAGGCTTAATCCTGTAAACATTGCGAACACTTATTACACTGTCATCGGTCAGCATAACGATAAGATTGTTGAAGGCAAGCTCAAAACTAGGTTTGCTGGTGGCACTGGGGGTGGTGGTAACAGTGGTGGGAGTACTGGTGGTAGTGGAGGTGGTGGCGATAAGAAATTTGAAATTACTGGCGAGTATAAAAAAGAAATTGAACGAGCAGCACGTCAGTCAAGTATTCCTTATGATGAATACGTGAAAATGCTTGATGCAGAAGGGGTGCTGTAATGTCAGAGATTGCGCATAATACAACACAAAGTGCTCCAACTCCGGCGCCAGTAACCGCACAGGCTAAATCTGCTGCCGCAGCGGCTGTACTGGCTGATCCGGCGTTGAACCAAGAAGCTCTTGAAAAGGCTCTTGAAGGGATTTTACTCAAGCGTCAACATGCTGCTATTGAGGCCGCAAAACCAGTAGAACCTGACTGGACAAAAGTCCAAGAGCGTGATATTTTTAGCTCTGAGTTTTACATTCCTGTAGTTGAGCATGAGTTGCCTGACTATATGAACATGAAACTCGCTGACACCTCATATGAAGTAGTATGGGCTTCACGAGATCAACGTCGTATTGGACAGCTTATGGCTATGGGCTACGAAATGCTTAAACCAGAGCATATTCATCCTGACTTCACAGCACCATTGCAGTTTGATTCTGAGCAACTATACGTATACGCTGACGTAGTAGCAATGCGCGTTCACAAGCGTATACTTTATGGACGTAGAAAGAAAGCACTACAGACTTCGTTGAACCAACTTTCTAATAGAAACAGACCACCACGAGTTCGAGCAAAGAATTCATACGAACTCATGTTACCTACATCTCCTGAAGTTGGTAATTTTTATGACGATCCGAATTTGTAGGAGCAGGTAGCCTACTTTAACCACAACCGGCATCGTAGCAGGCGACGCCAATAACATATAAGGGAGTTTGAGATGGCCGCAGCGAATTTGACTACGCATATGCCAATCAGGCAGGTTGTTAATAAGGCGAACACTACGCCTTTTACCAGCTCGCAGCCTGAAGCGGCGGGTCAGACCTTCTTGTTTGGCTCGCCTGTACAGCTTAATGGCTCAGGTTTTGTCCAACAGTGGGATGGCGTAACTGTAGCTGCCGGGATTCTAGGAGTATCAGAGTCTTTCGGTCTTAACCTTGGTATTGCTGGCGCAGGAGCACCCACTCCTCCGTTCGGTGGAATCACTGGAAACGTTGCAACACAGACTTATGGCAATGTTCCTAATCAACCAAATGGTGTAAACATCGCTATCGGTACTCCAGTATCTGATGGGCGTACATTGTATATGGAGCCTAATCAGGATAACATCTTCCAGGCTTTGTATGACAATTCCACTGGAACAGTAGCTGCGAACTGGACTCCAGTACAGGCTACTATTGGTCTTTCATTGGGGATGACCAAGGATGCCAATGGTTACTGGTATGTTGATGGCGGTAAAACAGGTGGTTCAGCAGTAGTGCAGGTTGTGGGCCTTCCTTTTGGTTCTTACCTCAATGCGCCAGTTACGTTTGTATTTCTGAGTTCAGCAATTCAAGTAGCATAACCGAAGGAGATTCTTAATGCCTCAAGTAAGAGCTAAATTTCCGCAACTGATGCAGCCGGGGCTTCGGAAGATCTACTTCGATAGCCTTGAGTACGCGCTTAAGCAGTCTGACTATCCAAAGATTTTTAAAGAAGTGGATAGTCATTCGGAATATGAACAGGACTTGGAAATGGCAGGACTCTCTGTTCTTATTGAGAAGCCGGAAGATGCTTCCACGTATTATTCAGAGATCATTCAGGGTGGTTCTAAGCGTGTTGAACCGCTGACTTACAGCCTTGGAATTCGTACTTCCAAGGAACTGTATGACGATGATCAGTATGGGCTTGTTGGTAAGAAGGGTCCAACGTTGCTGGCACGTTCTGCGGCGTTTACCAAAGAGATGATTGCTTGGAACGTGTTTAACCAAGGATTCACTTCCGCGGTAACAACGTTTGACGGGAATCCTTTGTTCTATAACCAACACGCGTTGTTGGGTGGAGCACAGGCTACGCAGATCGCTCCTGGTGCATCTGGTGTGATCTCGGCTCCTGGTACTTATCCTAATCGTCCATCAGTGGATATTGATTTTTCTGTGGCAGGTTTGCAACTTGCTACTAACCATGCTGCTAGGATGATTGATAACCAAGGTTTTCCCATCCGGTTGCGTTGGGTGAATCTTGTTACTCCTCCTGAACTTCGTTTCCTTGTTCGTGAAATCCTCGGCTCGGCTGGTAAGCCGTATGTTGCAGATAACACGGTAAACTCCCTATTGCCTGAGGACTACAAGAACATCGAAGTCCCGTGGCTTAACAGCCCTAGTGCGTGGTTCCTTGTAGCAGACAAGCAAGATCACGCTCTCGAAGTTATCAACCGCGAAGCGCCTTCTACAGACTTCGATGATGACTTTGATACCGACGCGATCAAGCAAAAAACACGTATGCGTGTTGCTGCATGGTGTCCACGTTGGCAGGGAGTGTGGGGAACTCAGGGACCGTAGAAGTTGGTAGAGTGGGCACAACTGCTCTACTAAACAAAAAAGGGGTTTAGTTTATGGTCCTGCTCCCCATGAGCGGCCCCTTTTTAACTAGGAGTTTGAAAATGAGTGGATTTGGACCTGAAGGGCTAAAACACACATTCTGGACAGGACCGTGGAGGTACTGTGCTAGGTGTGATCGAAAAACTAAGATCGCAGACATGGAGTGGGAGCGGGGATTGTTGCTGTGTCAAAAGTGCCAAGATTCACATGCGTTACCAGGATTGTTAGGGGAACGTGATGTAAGAATAGCACAAGTGCTTACTGATGGGAAAGAAGAGTTTGTTCCTGTTGAGAAGCTGAGGCATCCAGATTTTGCTGAAGAAGTTGAAGATTTTCTAGTCTAGCGGCTTGCCGCGGAGGATATAACATGAGTTTTACTGATACAACGTGGGAACAAGGTACTCCGCAGAATGATTTGACACTGTTTCTGGGTGCAGATCAATGGACGGATTTCACTGGACTAGCAACAAATCCAGCTGCTCCGGCTGCGGGGTTGTTGTATAAAGTTGTTCCGGCTACAGTTGCAAGTAAGTTCTTTATTACTGCTGAAGGTTTGCTACAGAGAGCTGGCGTTTATGCTTCTGCGGCACTGAGTCAGCAGCAGTATGGAACCGCTGCATCTGTACCTGGACCTTCACAAATAGCAGGAACAAGTGGTCCACTAGGACTTGGGGCTGGGTTTCCCCCTATTGTGGGAGCTAAACTTGCTACCCTAACAGGTGGAGTTTCTGGTCCTATTCCTAAAGGGGTTCAGATTAATTCTGTGGATGTTATTTATCAGGTGTTGACTTTGGCTGCTTCGGCTGCGACTCTAGGACTGACAACTACTAAGTTTGCTAATCTTACAGCTCCGGTAGTTGCGAATATTATCGCACTTGGAACTAATGGACTTCCTACTGTGATAGGAGCACAGCCACAGGTAACAAACGTTCCTGTAGTTGCGCCGGCGATGATTACTTCGTTGACGGATACACAGGTACTCCTGAATGTCAATCTCACTGCTGGAGCCACAGGAACAGTGAATTTCTACGGCGCTGTTCTTAAATGCTCCTTCAACTTCAACTAAGGAGAAGCGATGGCCAATACGTATAACACACGTATCTGGAATATCAATGTAGCTGGAACTACTCCTTTTGGTACGCTGAATGTTAAAATCAAAGGTGGGTTGTGGAGTGGAGGAACAGCGGGGAATACTTTCACTATCACAGATGTGTCTGGCGAAACTTACACTTGGACATGGACAGCAGGAAATGAGCCTATTCCTTTTCAGGAACTTGGTTGGCTATCTGGTCCTATAACGTTTGGTGGTACTTTCACAGGAAATATCAACTTGTATCTTGGAACTAAGTAGGAGCTTCTTATGGGTTTGGTCAAGTCTGAAGAATTGTCGAATGGTAATATTGGACTTGAAATTACCTATGGGGGAAAAGAAGCTCCTTTCGGTGGCGTGGATACGTCTGCGCCACCGGCTTATATTGACCCTAGATGTTTTGTCTCTTCTGACGGGGTGATGGTTGTAGATAATAAGATCGTAACTGTAGGCATGTTTAGCTACCCAACAGCACTGCTATGGGGTGGAGAGTTTGGAGTTGTGTTCTTAAAGTTTGGAACTTTTTATAACTCTCAATGGGGGCAGTTAAACTATGCTTTGGGTTATATAAGCACTCATTACGCTCCTTCAGGAGGACCTTCATATGCAGTATATACATATTATATCACATCCTGGGATCCCTCTAATGTGACTACTGTTTACAATGACAACCTGAGTGTTAAGCTTTTTGACTCTGCTTTTATCGCTGTAGCTGCTTCTTTTGAGATTCCATGCTTGACTTCTGGCGCTCAGGCAAATGGTCTAGGTGCAGGAGCTGTTGTTAATATCACTTCTGTCTCTGCCGGCGGGGCAATCACAGGACTTACCATTGTCGGAGGTTCTGGTTATGTAGTTGGTTACATCGCTACAGTGCTTCAAGGTAGCCAAAATGATGCGGCGATTCTTATTACAGCAATCGGTGGTGGTGGTTCTATAACAGGGTTTACAATTGATTTTGGTGGTGGTGATGTAATACCATACACAGTAGGAGCCGCGTCGTTACTGGCAGTGTTTAACTGGGAAACCACTTTAATCATCAATGGTCCCAATGGTGGGCCTAATACTTACATTGCTGATGTGAGTGTTTTATCCACTCTTACTGCTGGACTTGTAGTAGCAGCTATGGTAGAAGCTGTTAATGGTCTTGGGGTTAACCCAGCTGATCCTAATGTTTTTGCTTCAGCTTCTTCTGATGGAAATTCGATTATTCTAACTGCGATTGATATTGGAGCAGCGGGTAATTCTATAACTGTAGAAGATGCTTCTGTTAATGACATTGCGACTTTGCCTCCATCATTTTACTTTGCGACTTATGGAGTTACAAATCTACAAGGTGGCGCGGCACCATTAGCAGATCCGGCACCGTTGAGTTTTACGCCTCCTGCGTCAGTGGTAGAAGTTGGTGGAGTTCTTTATATAGCAAACATAGGACCGATGATTTTGAAGTACAATGGACCTGGAAAGTTTGCTATCAGTACCATGAACAATGGTGTTAAAGTTCTGTCAAAATTTGCCGGCTCTTTGATTGGTTTTGGTTATATTCCTCAATTGTCACAGGTTTTTACTGCTACTGATATGACTTATGCTTGGACTTCCGGCGAGAATTTGGATGAGTGGAATCCTATTCTATCCAACGGTAATGTGACAGGAGCTGGTTTTGAGCAGCTTGCAGATATTGGAGACTATATATCAGGTCTTGTGATCTCCAGTGGAACAGCTTTTATCATTCGTTCGCAAGGAGTGTCTTATGCTACGGCGACTGGTAACTCAGTATTGCCATATGCTATTAACCACATAGGTCTTGGTGACAGAGGAGAAGGAGCGCAGAATTCAAATTTGTTTTGTCAGTATGATCAGACAGGAGCTTTCGTAGGTAATACGAATATTTATCAAATCTCTGGCCAGATTTCAGCCATAGGGGATAAGATAAAAGCTGGTCTTTTCTCGCTGTTGAACTCAGGAGCGGCTATTCTCAGTGCTGCGGCGTGTTCAATTTTTGTAGGTGGTGATGAGTTTGCTGTTGTTGTGTTTGAAATTGGTGGCAGTCTTTTTATTTTTAACACCGCTAATGGAACTTGGTCTACAGTGACATTACCAGTATTTGGCACTGCTACTATAGACAGTGCTTTTCTTGGTGTGTTTAGTAGTCTTAACACGTTCTCAAATTCACAGGTGCAGAATGTTAGCTCTCTTGTTCTTGCTATACAGGAGACTGTTAGTGATGTGTTGCAAGCTCCTTTATTTTACTCTCTAAAAGAAGGTGTAACTAATGATACAGCTATATCTAACAATGTTTCAATTCTTTTTCCGCAAGAAGAGTTGAGTATTGGTAGGGATGTTACTATTGATGCTCTTTACGTGTCACTTTGGGCTGATGTGTCTGAGGATGTGGCAGTTAGTTTTTATATCACAGGTTTGGTTAATACAGCATCTCCTGGATTACCTGCCGTGTATGAGCCTGTTGAGGTGTTATATGCGACTTATACACTGCTTCCAGCGGTGTTTAATTCTTTGGATGGCGATCCTATTGAGTTGCAGCTTTCAGCTAGTAATACTTTTGGTGTTGGAGCTGTAACGGTACATTCTCCACAACTGAAAATTACAGCTCAAGAGATAACAGATTCTGGAACAGCAAAAATACGCTGGTCAAAGAAAGTAATGTTTGGTTCGTTTGATTCAAAGCAAAGGCCAATGTAATGAAACCTTTTGACCCTAATACATTCGCTCACGGTTTGCCGATTCTACACAGGCAATTTGTACAATCAGTGAACAATGTCCTGAACAGTAATGTAGATCTTGGTACACCAACTGGAAATGCTCCTACGGATTCAGCTGTGTCTGGGATAAATGCTGGAGTTTACACTCAGTTTCAGCAAGGTAATGGAACAGGAAAACTTATCAGGATTGCCGCAGCTGGAAATATCACAAGTGGAGCAGACTACAACTGGACAACAGCTGGTGCGGGAGTGGTAATTAACCACGGTTTGTTACGTCAACCAATAGGTTTTCACGTAGCTGATGCTGATGGTGATGCTAGGCTTTATAGAACAACACCACCTGACATGAATCAGATCACGTTGACTACGACTGATCCAACAGTGAGTAATACGATTTATGTGTTTTAAGGAGTTGAAATGAGCTTTGAAGCTGGTGATTGTTTTGTAGGAATCACAGGACTTTTAATGAATCGTCAGGTAGCACAGGCTACTATGCTTGAGGCGATTCGTAAAGCTGTGCTAGAGCTTACTGAAGACTACAAGCATCCATTGCTTGAAGCAACAGGAGCGAATGTACAGTTAACTCCTTATGTCAATAACTACACGCCGGAGTTTTTCACTGGCGCAGCTGATGCTTCTTTGGATGTTTCCAAGATTAACTCGTTTTGGGTCTATAACAATCCTTACATGGTCCCTAGCGCGTCGAACGGAATTACCAACGCTGGCTATGATCTTAAGTATCGAAGCATCAAGGACATTGAAGTTTTGCTGAACATTCCTGGCTTACCTATTTACTGGAGCCGTAATAACAATCAAATCTACATCGCTTCGATGCCAGATAACAGTTACTCTGTCTACATGCGTTGGCAGACTCAACACCCTTCCACAGATGCACCGAATGGTTTTATTCTCACTACTCCGATTCTAATGGCTGATTCATGGCAAGAGATTCTCGAATATGCCGCTGCAATCCGACTAGCTCCACAAGTAAATCTTGCTGATAAACGAACCGAGCTTCATACTGATCTCTACGGTGATCAAAAGTTTCAAACCTCTTCTGGTATCGAAGGTTCGCCGGGTTTGATTTTCCAGCGTACTTCACAGCGTAACAGGGACCAAGCAACTACAACTCGCCGGCTGCGGTTGAGAATGGGAAGAGTCTAATGGCTACAAACTCGATGGTGCCGTATTCAAATCCACAAGGGAACAACCAGACAAATTCTGGTCTAAATCA